GTCTATACTGTGCTGGATTGCTTGATATATTGCATCAACACTGGCACCACCAAACTCAAGTAGGTATGGCTTCAAGCCTGGGTCCAAGTTCTCCGGCATATGAATTAAACTACCAGCACCAATGCCTGCTTGTGTCTCAGGTGTCTTAACTAGACTAGGGTGGCTGTCCATTCTAATGCTTTGTTCTACTTCTGAGGTAGCGTTGTAGATAAACTTCTGTGCATCAGCAATGTCAGTGATATCACTGACGCCAAAGCCACGGATAATGCTTCTGCCATTGTAGGCACAGACTGCAGGAATCTTGCCTAGTTGATTAGGCTCAACAATTTCTTCTTCAATACGATCTTTTTTAACATTTAATACAGTGGTGCGGATTTCTGACATTGTCCACTCTTTAACGATAGAAAGTTCGCCTGTGGTTTCTTCTAGATAACGGATGTAGGTTAGTTCAACCTTGCCGCTTGGCTGTCTTGAATACTGCCAGTCTAGCATTGCCAATGGAGTTAGTAGGCTAACATAAGGGCGAACGCCCTGTGCTTGTTCATCTGCCACTGTGACTGCACCAACATTAGGCTTTGACACAATGATCCAGCAATGCCCAAACACTGAAGCCCAGGTAGCCACATCCTTCATAAACATATTGAGACTGCGTCCGTCAAAGTCCGCATCACGCAAGAACATTTCTAATTCAAATGATATGCCGTTGTTTGAAAAGTCTCTGTCGGGTTCTTGACGGAACAAGAATGAATTATATACTGAGATAACACTGGCACAATGATTTTCAAGTGGGGTTGTTCTCAGTCTGGCAGCATACTCTGCGTCTGTTTCTAATTGATAGCGTGTTAGGTGTCCTGCTTCTTTGTATTCTTTGCCACCTACATATGATTCAAGCAAATACTGCCATTGATCGTCGTAGTTCTGATAAAGTTCATTACCTGTTAATAGTCTTTTAAGTTCTGTTGATAGCGTATCTATGACATTCATAATTGTTCCTTGTTATACCACACGATGTCCCCAACGCTGTGGTATCAGCAGTTCAGGATCTATATCTCTACGCACTGGGAATAGATAATCAATCATATAACCCAATGCATCATTCATATGATCGTAGCCACTGTCTTTATCAGGCTGGCTGCTTCCTTCTTTATAGGTTTGTCGTTCCAAACCTTCTATAGTATATTTACACTTAGGGTCAATAAACAAGCGTCTAATACCGATTGTATCGCATAAACGGCTGTTGACTGCGTTGATCCTATCACGCACTGGTGTGTGGACACGAGGTGCTTTTACCACAAAGCCTGCATTGGCAAGTATAGTGACATCAGTTTGTCCACCTGCTGATGTCTTGCGTTGATTGCCGGCTGGATCAGGGTAAACCCAAACTTTGCTTTTGGGGAAGCGTTGTTTAATCTCACTTACCATCTCTACGGTATTAGAACTAAACAATCTTACTTCATCTATGATATGTAAGGTATCGCCTGCTCGGGTAGCAACCACAGCACTCATTGGGTCTATGTTAAAGTCCATACCCACATAGACGACCTCTGGAGTGTTGCCGATGTATTTAAGGGTATTTGCCATTCTATCAAACGCATAGTATATCCTACCTGAGAATGTTTCAAAGGTAGCCATATACTCTTGACGGAATGTTCGCTCATCTAAGTCCTGCTTGGCTGCTTCTATTTCTTCAAGCGGAACATTACCACCATCAATTGTGGTAAAACTATACGACTTCCACGCATCAGGATTATCAAGACTTGTTTGGTAGATTTCATACGCCCAATTGCCAATGCCCTTAGGAGTTCCAATGAATAGGGCTTTTCCGCCTTTGTCTGATAATGTTGGGCGAAGTGTTTCATACCAGGCATCCGCATCAATGTCCGCAAACTCATCAAGCACAATGAAGTCCAAGCCTACACCACGCAATGAGTCATAGTTGTCAGCACCTTTGAGAGCAATAGTAGAACCGTTCTTTAGATTGATAGTAAGTTCAGTTTCATTAGTCTTAGTGACCCAGTTGAGATCCGTAAGTTTGTTTTTTAGTTTCTTCCACACAATCTGACGGGCCATCTTGTATGTAGGGGCAACATACCAAACATCTCTGTCTGGTTCTCGAGCGTGGTATGCCAGTTCTCTAATAGCCAAGTGAGTCTTGCCGAATCTACGACCCGCTACAACCACCCTGAAACGAGTAGGATCTTCCGCTACCGTTTGCTGTGCTTTAGAAAGGGGCATTGACTATTGTTATGGTTTTGACACCATCAGGTGAGGTAGTGTGTATCTCAACTTTCTCATCGTGACTAAAAGGCACTAGGACCAAGTCTTGATTTACACCTTGCTCTAGGCGTTTGACTGCTGTGATATAAGCACGAGTCAGTTGAAGGGCTCTTTGTTCCTTGTCCATTACCAACCCTTATAAATGGCTAACAGGGCTAGGGCACCTAGTGCCACGCATAGTGCTACAAATGTGGGCACTGATATCATTCATCACTCCACGGTAAAGGCTTCTTGTCTTCAGTGTTGGTAGGCGTATCCGACATCCCAAGCAGATTTTTTGCGAGGAAGATTTGAACAGCGGCATTGTTATTTTGGCAAGCATTGTTCAGCATTGCACGGCGTAAGGCTATCTTTAAGTCCTCACGCCCTTTTGTAAGAAAGGCGGCAAAATGACGGCTGACATTGCTTTCTTCAATGCCAAAGAAGTTGGCAATGTCACGGTTTGAACAGCCCAAAGCCGCAAGTTTTTGCACCTCATCTGGAGGCACTACTTTCTTGTCTCTGCCAATTGGGTAGCCTTCAATAACACCTTCTACCAATTGTTTTTGTTTTTTAGGCGGCTTTAGACTCACAGCCCCGCTGTCGTGTATTTCGTTCATACTGTTATTTATGAAGTATGAACCAAAGCGGGCTGATTATTGATTGGATTTAGTCTCGATTAAGTGCAGTCTTGTTTCGTGGCGAACGAGATCAGATCTCAGTGCTTCAACCATTTGTTGTAGTTTGCGGTTATTGAATTGCAGTTGTTGAATGACTTCCTGCTGATGATTGAACTTAGCCGCAAGTTCTTTCATAATTTCAGTGCCGTGATTAATTGCTGCCGCACATTGCATTAGGTTCTGTTCGCATTGCAGTAATGAGGTATGCGGGTCCCAGCCAGTGTTAAACATATCGTCCATACAGTATTTAACTGCCAAATCCTATCTGGAATCTCATCGCAGGGATATCTTCTCGGACACTATTCAACAACAAGAACACCATTTCCAAGTCTTTCATTTGCTTGTCTGAGAAGTCTCGTTGTTGGGGTGTTTTGAACATCATATTATGCACTATGCCGCCTAGCACTGAACACGGAGTATTCAATCCATTCTGGCCCTTGTGCAGGCGTTTGTCTTTTTTATGCCACCATTGATCTCTGACCCACTTTCGGTCCTCATCATCACTGCTGGCTGTGTCATATTCACTCATTGTTGCCAATGCCTGTATGCACGATGACAATATGAACTGCTTGTCGTCTTCTTCGATTTCGCGGTATTCAGTGCCCGCGGCTGTGTTTTTAGGTATGTATTTGATTACTCGTGTTGCCATTTTTCCGTTTCTCCGCTTTGTATTTGCCACTTCTTCTGAGGTGTTCGTGTCTAGGAATACAGTTTATATTTCCCAACACCCAGGCACCCTCTGGATCTTCCCTGGTTAAACAATAGTCATTGATGCCACGACCCTTCTGATCCCAACGCCCTAACCAAAGTTGTTGAAACTGCTCAAATGTCAGCATCCAAAGTTCTTTGCGATAACTGGCCTGTGCTTTCATTTGCAACCAGGCGAGGTATTGCTTGTGAGGTATCTCACCTTGCACTTTCCAACATTGAGGTCTAGGTCCGCTTCTTGGCATACTTTTATTTAGCAGGGTGAATAAAGAACGGGGTAAAATTAGGGAGGAAACATATTGGTTAGGAACCAACCGGCTATTTGTTTATAACGCTCGTAGGTGCAGTAAATCTTGCCTACCTTGCCGCGATAAGGGCCGTCGTCTGAAAAGTGTAGTAGTTCAGGACCCCATCCTCCTTTGTAAAATTCTGTATCTGGATGTTTGATAGTCATAAACAGAGCGTGACGCTGATTACGGGCTGTCCATTTAGTAATGCGTTTATAGCGATGGAGTTCTTCTATCTCCATACTGCCGCAGACAATGTGCCATTGTAGTTCAATAATTTTATTCATAAGGAACCCCCGTTTCGCGACACATTACGGGGGGAAATGCTGAGAAATGAGCGGAATTGCCCAAGTCGCTATGCCACAACAACCTGGAGTCACTCAGGCGTTGTCAGTAGAACCCAATCTTCTGCAAAATCTTCTGCTTCGGCTTCAGTGGCGAACGGATGAGCAATTCTCTCTACTCCGCCAACATAACCAATTGCCATATAGTCACCGATGTCTCGACGACGGCATACCCAAGCGGTTTTGTTTTCACCGCAATACTCACTCAAGAATAACATTTCCATTTTCTTTCTCTCTTTGATGCAGTCTCATCTGCTTTATTTTATTTAGTGCTTGAATTCTACGCTGTTCGTGAATGCGGGCCTGCTCTTCATTGAGTCTGCGGATTTGTTCCATTAGGGTTTCGTTGGAGTTCATTCGTAATCTCCAATGTCAAGATTACCGTTAGCCAAAATACCTTTGTCGGCCCAACGCTGAATAATCAAGTTTATTTTGGTAAATGCCGCACCGTTGTATTCAATGCCAGCATTGTCAAAGGC